AAAAGGAATGAGAAAATGGTAAAATGAGAGAAATTTATAAAGTAGAATATTATAATTCCAAACAAAACGACTGGATCCCTTTTTCTCGCCACAAGAACGAGTCATCCGCAATCATAAATGCCGATGTCGTCAGCAAATCACGGAAGACAAGAGCAAGGGTTATATCCGGAAGAAGTATAATTTACGAGAAAGCAAGGAGTCCATTTTGAAAGAGTCCCCGCGAGAAAACAGTAACTATCTAAAACCGTATACCTTAAAGCCAACCCCTATTCCAGATCGGTTTGTGCTAAAAGTTGATACGAGGGAAAAATATTCGCTCTTTGATAAGCCACCAAAAGGATTAATGATAGTTAGGGATACTTTAAAATATGGTGATTATAGTATAAAAAGTCTGGAAGATGTTTTTTGTGTAGAAAGGAAAGTTGGCGATATTTATTCATATGTTTCCGCAGAGCGTGAAAAAACAGTTCGTAAAATGAAAGAATTCTCTAAAATGAAATTCGTTGGTCTTGTGATAGAAGAAAGCCGGGAAACGAATCTTTACCAATTTCAACAACACACAAAAGTTCACCCAGAAGTAGTTAGGGCTGCATTAATTTCATTTGAGGTAAGGTACGGGGTACATTTATTTATTGGGAATAGAGAAAGTTGCGCCCGGAAAGTTTTGGATTGGAGTGTAAAATTCTGGAATGTTACGCATGAAGTCTAGATTATTAAAATAGAACCAAAGAAGGAGGTTTAAACAGTTTATATGAAAGAAAAAGTATTCCGGGAAATTTATAGTTTAAGTGATTCTGATGAGTCTGAAAAACTCACAAAAGAAGAGAAAACCGTCCTGTTTCAGGACATACAAAAAGACAACAATAAAACCATATGGAACCAGTTCATTAACCTTGTAAAGAAGGTAAAATTTTCTCCTATGGCCGGAGTAAAAGGTGCCACTCATCGACTCCAAACCCAAATTTATCCCATGCAAAATGAGATAGCCCAACAGATATTTGAACGCTCAAAAGTATACAAAACGCGTTCCCAATTAGACCGCCGGATTTACACCATCGGACTCGAATGGATGAAGATTGAACACCTTGAATTAGGCCAAAAACTAGACAATATATTTGCCCCGATAATGGCTCAAATCTATGAGGAGGATAGGGTCGATGAATGGAAGAATCAGGTACTTTTGCGCTATAAAGACTACATGAACAAGGTAGTAACTGGTGTAATTTCCCAAGATGAAGCCGATGAAAAGGTCGGAAAATGGATAAATTGTTTCCCTTCGGATAAGCTAAAAATCGAGGTTAAGCATATGATTGACCATTTAGACCAAGGCGGCGAACTGGTAAAAGCAAAAGATCGTGTAAGACGTAAATACACGGATCGATTGAAATTAAGGGAGTGGGAACTCCATAAAACTGAGTGAATGAGTATATGAGTAACATGAGTGGGCTTTCCCTTTATATAGAGTATATGAGTATGTGAATGAGATGAGTATAGAGTCCTAGGAACGCTCACTCTGAGCGCTGAGTCCCAAAACCTAGGAGGCCCGCTATATATATTATAATAAGCTATGTATAAGGGCTCGGCGGCAAATTGGGAACCCGCAAATCAGGCGCAAATAAAAACAGTCAGGAATGAATAAATTACTTGACAACCGGTGTCAGAAATATTAAGTTACGAACATGGGATGGAGCCCGTGTATGAAAAACTACAACAAATCAAAAAAGCCACATGACTATTCCCTCTCGTGTCACATCTCCCCGGTGTGAGCTCCATCACGTCAGGGGATAGTTGTGTGGCGAACTAAGGAGGATGAGTGATGAATAGATACGAAGAAGTAGAAAAATACGGTTTGCAGACGAGAGACAAGAAATATCTCTTAAAACATCTTTCCGGGGAGAAATTGACCCCGATGCAGGCCATCCGCGCCAAATGTTATGAATGCATGGGGTACTTTATTGACGGGAAGCACGATTGCGAGATAAAGTATTGCCCAAACTACCCCTTTTTTCGGTTCAATCCTCATAGATTAACTATAAAAAAGGAATTAACTGATGAGGAGAGGGTAAAGATAGGGGAGCGGTTCAAAAAGGTCAGAGAAGCCAAAAAGGCACTGGGTAGTTGAAAACAGAGGCTGACACATACTCCAAATATCCTTTCTTTCGGTCAAATCCTTGTAGAACAAGAACAAAAAAGAAATTAATTGGCGAGGGAAGGGTAAAGGGTAGGGGGTGGAGTCAAAAAGGTCAAAAGAGGCCAAAAAAGGAGAACAAAAGCATTTGAACTTTGCAGCACAGATCGAAGCGGCCAAGAATGAATTAAGTCATTATCGAAATTCGAAATGGAGGGAGCACCAAGTTGACGCAATTTCTTATATGCTCTCCAGCACCAAGAAATTTGTTTTTTTATCCAGCCCGACAGGATCGGGGAAAAGTTTACTGGCTATGATATCCGGTTTATGTATGGGTGGAGTTACCTATTCTGTCCACAGTAAGATTTTACAGAATCAGGTCGTGAAGGATTTCCCGGAGGCAAGATCTCTTTACGGAAGAGCAAATTATCCTTGTTTAGAAAAAACAGGATTAAATTGCGCGGAATGTTTTTCCACTACCTCGATGCCTTGTAAATCCAAAAATGGCAGTTGTGTTTACGAGATGGAAAAGAAAAAAGTTCTGGGTAGTAGATTGAGAATTCTAAATTTTTCGTATTTATTATCCGAAGTAAATTATGTTGGCCGGTTTTCTAATTCCAAATTTAACATAATCGATGAAGCTGATTCCCTGGAGTCCGTGTTGATAGATTTTACTACTTTGACTTTCACATCATACGCATTAAATAGGCTAAGATTAGGTGATCATATTAAAGAATTAAAGAAAACTTCAAAATACTCAGATAGATTAATTGCCAGTTGGAAAGAATTTGTCCAAGAAGCAAAAGAACGGTTAAATAATATTATAAACATATTTGATAAAAAAATATCCGCATTCCCCCAATCATTATCTCCGGATGAGGAAAAGATAATCAAAGACAGGACTCGGCAGTTTAGATTATTGGAAAAAATAAATCTGTTTCTTGATAATGTTGACGATACATGGGTTTACGATGACACCCAAGAAGATAAATACATATTCAGGCCGCTTTGGATGACGGAAGATTTAGCAGACAAGTTTTTATGGAGACATGCCGAAAAATGGATTTTATTGTCAGCTACCTTCATGCCTTTGACTATCGAATGTAAAAGGCTTGGTATTCCCAATGATGAAGCTGAATATAAAGAAATACCATCAACTTTCCCTGTTAAAAACAGACCGATTTATTTTCGTAATGCTGTGAGTATGTCACATAAAACAGCAAAAGAGGAAATACCAAAATTAGCTGAAGATATAAGAAAAGTCATGGATCTACACAAGGAAGAACGGGGAGTAATCCATTGCGTTTCTTATTCCCTTGGCCGGCAATTGGCTTCCCTGTTGGATGATCCTAGAATAATTTTCCACGATAGTCTCAACCGGCAGGAAAAAATTGATTTGTTTGTAAACAGCGAGGAACCTTTTGTTTTATTAAGCCCATCCGTGGAAAGAGGATTGTCCCTGGAAGAAGACAAAGCGCGTTGGTGTTATATTGCTAAGGCACCATATCTCAGCCTACTCAATGATATAACCAGAAAAAGAGTCTATTCCGGAAAGATGGGCCAGCTTTGGTATACCTGCTCAATGCTTCTAACCACCTTGCAAATGACTGGCAGAATTGTTCGGTCTAAAAATGACTTTGGAGTTTCTTACATCGGGGATGAACAAGTTTCCGCGGCCTTAAATAAACATGCAAGCGCTTTACCTTCCTGGTGGCGTGAGGCTATTATGTGGTGATTATGTTTAAAGATATAAAGAAAATAAAGGAGAAATAATTATGAAAAATTCAGAATTAATCGAAATGATTGAAAAAAACGGTAAATTAAGTCTTGGCAAAAAATCTCTTGTCAAACATCTCGAAGGGAAGAAAATTGGTCGTAAGGATGCTATGGACGCAAAATGTTATGACTGCATGGGATATTTTATCGATGGTCGCAAGGACTGTAAAATGCCAAATTGTCCCCTGTTTGAATACAGACCGTACAAAAAGGATCTTGATACAATCCCAGAATAGGCAAATTTTCCGATTGCCATGCTCTAGGGATTGAAATCCAGTGTTAATCGTGAAAAGAAATCCAATCGGACAGAGGTGGGTGGTGAGGTTGTTTAAACCTCTCCTAGAGCCGTGAAAAATCGGGAAGCCCGCTGGCCGGAAAAGTTCACATCCAAGCGGCTATGAACCAATCTAGGTTTCGGCCTGCTGAACCAGCGTAGCCAATCAGCGGCTTTTTTAAAAAAATGAAAATAAATCTTATAACTGATGCACCTAAACACAATTTAGCAATAATGAAAATAAGTACCTGGCACAAGGCACAAGGAAATGAAATAACTTTTAATATGCCAATAATGCCGTGCGATTATTCATACGCGTCCGTTTTGTTTGCCAAAAATAAAATGAAATACAACGCAGATGAATATGGAGGCCCAGCGTTTTGTGCAGCTTTTTTACCAACGGAAATCGAAAAGCAAAAGCCTGATTACTCACTGTTTCCTATTGATTATTCGTTAGGATATACTTTTCGGCCATGTTTTAGGACTTGCGGGTTTTGTAAAGTTCCATCAATGAACAATCCAGACACTGAACATCATTCGATTTGGGAGTTTCACAATCCATTATTTAAGAAGATTTGCCTTTTAAACAACAATACATTTTTCGACAAACGCTGGAAAGAAACTTTTGTAGAAATATGGGATGCGGGTCTGACCGTTATCGATGAAAATGGGTACGATCTCCGATTGATGGACGAGGAAAAGTCTGATGCACTGAAAAGAACAAAGTTTCAAGGTAAAATTCATTATGCATGGGATTGTATGCAGGATGAACAGAAAGTACTTGCCGGCTTAAGAATTGCCCCTCGCGGACACGTATATGTCCTAATAGGTTATGATACTACTGAAGCTGAAGATCTGTATCGATGTCAAAAAATCATTGATTTCGGGCACGATCCTTACGTTATGCCCTACAATCAGAGTAGGGCAGAGAAACGGTTTAAAAGATTTATTGACTCATTCATGTGGAGAAAATATAAAACTATTGAAGAAGCATTCTCGAATTACATTTAATTACATTTAATTACATTTAATACCCTTGACACCTAGAACTAGGTGTGCTAGGTTACGAACATTGAGGTTCTTTAATTTGGTACACTTTGCCTCCTAAAATTCAACCTAGGGCATTCTGCAATGAAATTTGGCTATTCCTGAATAATGTGTGTTCCTGATTTGTAACCTGAACGATTCCAGGCCATAAAAAAGGGGGTAATTTCTCGCCCCCCTTTGTAATCCTTTGTAATCCTTTGTAATCCTGCTAAATCGGCCTTTTTTTATTATTGTTTCCCTCCCGTTTCCAATATTCAAACTGTTTCCAATACTGTTCTTTTTTATACTTAATTTGTTCCCTGCGCCAGAATTCTATAATTCTCTGTGTCTCCAGTTGCTCAATCTGTAAACTTGTAACCTCCTGGACCTTCCCGGCTTCTTTGCGTTCGTCAATTTCCGCCTGTTTCATCCATTTGAGATAAACTGCAAGAGCTTCATTCCACAACATGTGGACTCTCACGTCTTCCTTGATGGCCAATTGTCGGAAGCGTTTCCAGATTTCTGCATCTATTTCGACTTTTACTCGTTTTAACGTCATTTATTATTCTCCTTTTTCACTATTTCCTTGATGATAAAAATGAAAATTCCCACTATTATGATTGCGGTTAACAATTCCATGGTTTTAGCTCTCCTGTTGATAAATTCTTTCCTTTTTTCAAAAACGCAGCTTTCCTTGTGTTGGGTAGTTGATTAAGTCCAAGAGGCAATCAGAGGGTCGTTGTCCGACTAAAATGCCCTGTTTTTACCCTCTGCCTGCCCCTTGATTCAATTTTGGGGAACCTTAGCTATCAGCGTTTTAAGTTTTTCGATTTCTTCTGCCAGCCGGGTATTTTCTTTCCAAGCTTGATCCAGCAGCAACTGATTCTCCTGTACGTTATAATCAGCTGCCCGTAAACACGACTCAAGATACTTGATTCTCTCCGTCCACTCATTTCTCATTTTCCCCCTCCTTTCCCCTCATTTTCCCTCATTTTTTGGCAAGACAGTAACTCTACTTTCTCCCCAATTATTTCCGCCCAGTCCCAGCTTTCCGGGGAATCAGTTAACGGATGTAAAGTATTGTTTCTCTTAACTTTTACAGAATCAAGAGAAAGCTTTAAAACTACAATATAATCAATTTTTCTGCTGCTCATTTTTTTCTCCTTTTCCCCGGCTAAGGTGCCGGGGTACCTTGATTTTGTTTTTCTTAGTCTGCCCTTTTTGCTAGGACGTCTTCGTATTCGTTACATTTTTTTAGCGCATAATTATACGCCTGGGAGATCCTTTCGATCTCCTTTTCTTTCGCGTATAACTTTTTATTCAGGCCGTGTATCTTTTCTTTTAATTTCTCAATTTCAGATATCCCTTCGGTTTCAATCATAAGATTCTCCTTTGCCCGCCCGCCCGCTGAAGTTTTTTAAGTTTATTCCGCCCAAGCGGCCTCGGCAGCTTCTTCCGCTGCCACCCGCGCTGCCTCTTCGGTTTTGCCGTGTGCCGCTACAGCTTTTTCGTATGCCACCCGCGCCGGCTTTACAGCTTTTGTGTATTTCGCCCAGGCGGCTTTCACGGCTTTTTCATGTGCTACCCAGGCTGTCGCTCTAGCTCTGTCGTATCTTGCCCGTGTTGCTACAATTTTGTCTTTCTGATTTTGCATGATTTTTTCTCTACATGCCGTCATTGCTATCATTGTAGTTCTTGTTACTTTAGCCATCTTTTCTCTCCTTCCCCGGCTTCTGGCGCCGGGAATCTGTGTAGTTATGTTAAAAAATGGGGCTCGCTGACTAAAAATCTATAGTGCCCCCCCAGATTACTTTGCCGCATATTGGGCATTTTTCTCCATACATAAGATTTGGATGCCCCGGGTATCTAATGCTATGATTTTGAGCAGCAATTTCATCATCAGTGACGGGGTGCACGGGTAAAAAACCGCCCTTTTCTATCATTTTTCCCATTATTTCTTTCACTGTTTCTTCTACTAATTTTTTCATTTTTCTCTCCCTTCCCCGGCTTGAGGTGCCGGGTACCTTTTGTTTTGTTTTTCTTAGTCTGCCCTTTGATTTGCCCCGTGAGGAGCGTTGCCGTGGGCTATACTTCGTGTAGTGCCGCCGCCGCGGTCAGAAGATCGCCCACGTTTTTTCGTAAGCGATCTTCAATCCGCCTACGGAGGCGTTTCCCCACCTCCGAGTTTTTAAGGAATGTCTCAATAACATTCCTCTGTTCCCGGCGATCTCTCGCCGCCTTTAGCCCCTCATGTAGGGGCTGAAACCCTCTTTCCTCTGCGTTGATGTCGCAGAGGAGAATTTCTTCCCCCTGCAGTGCCGCAGGGGAATGAGTCCCGCCCGTCCCGATTTCCAGGGCGGGCCGGGCGGCCATCGGTCCGTGATACCCGCGTGGCGCGTCGAAGGTGGCCGTAGCCACTAAAAAATCATATAATCCTTTTAAATTCTCCATTTTTGTCTCCTTTGCCTGCCCGCCTTTCGGTCGGGACTTGTGGCCGTGGATTCTTCCCCGGCTAAGGTGCCGGGTACCTTTGTTATTAAATTTCCTCGCCGAGATACTCAGCGAGCTCTGCCGCCACCAGGCGGGATGTCTCGGCATCCCATCCTCCGCGACCCTCGATGGCGGAGAATACTGCTTCCGCAGCCGCAGCCGCTACTGGAGTTCTTCCGCCCTTTGCGGAAGAAAGCTCAACATACTTCCGCCGCTGAATCGTATCAGCGATGGAGGCTGCAAAATTCACGGCCACATGCAATCCCTCGCACTTGGCCGTGTCCAGGCGCTCCCCTTCAGGAAGCGCAATCCCTGCTTTACGCAACAGGGAAAAATTGTTTTCCGTTGCGTAATTTTCCACCGGGCGGTGGAATTTCCGCCCAGATTCCGTGGTGATAATAATTATGTTTCTCATTTTTTCTCTCCTTTTATTTTTGTTGATTATATATAAAAGCAATAGCCGTGCCACATCGCATTAATTTTGCAAAAACACCGTAAGTATCTGTTTTTAAAAGAATAAAAATAAAAATAAGAAAGTATCTGCAAATCGTGAGAGTGTG